CTTTTTGTTAGGCAAGGTGAATATGAATTCTGTGAGTCAGATGATTCAATCGCTTATTATGTTCATAACTCACCAAAAGAAAATAAAATAATTTTTTCTTCAGACGGTGATTTGACCCAATTAGTTTCCGAAAACACCAAACTTTTTAATCCATCACACAGTAAAATATATCAACCTAATGATATGTTCGTTTATGACCATGAACAAATTCTTATACAGAATATAAAATTGGTTAAAATAATTTGTGGAGACCCATCGGATAACATTGCGGGTATTAAAAATTTAGGTGTCAGGAGATTAATATCATTAGTTCCCGAGATTAAAACTGAAGAAATTACCGTTGAATTTATTCTTGAAAGATTTAATAATTTATTTGAGGAAGACAATGATAATCATATTGTAAAGAATTTTTTGACAGGCGTTACCAAATATGGGATATTGGGTGAAGAATTTTTTGATGTAAATAGTCGTATTGTAAGTCTTGATAATCCTTTTTTAACCGATGAAGCAAAGGAATCTATAACTTCATTAATAAACGATTTGATTGACCCAGAAGGTCGGTCATATAAAAACACCATGAAGATGATGATGGAAGATGGTATATTTTTATTACTTCCAAAATCGGATGACGCATGGATAAATTTTCTAAATCCATTTTTAAGATTAACAAGAAAAGAAAAGAATAAAAAATTAATTAAAATTAAAAACAATGAGTAATCAAGAAGTAACAAAGTTTGAGTTTCTTTTAACATTAGAAGGAAACATTATCTGTCAGAGATTTTTCAATGTAAGAGAACATAACCCAAAGTCTAGACGTTCCATGGATTTACACTATTATGTTAAAAATATTTGTGACAATATTGGTGTAGATTTGAAAACAAAAACATTGGATTATTTACATGAAAATCGTGATTATTTTTGTGGTTTGGACAATGTAGAAACCGATGAACAAAATGAAAAAGAGTATTTTTTGCTCGAGATTAAGATGGGTGACGATGTATTTATTCAAAGAATGTTTTCCGCTAAATTATATCATCCAAAGGTTAGATATACGGTAGACATTCGTCCATATTTAAAAAGATATTTGTCAGATTTAACCAACATTTTATCATCTAAAAATTTGGAAACAACTTATTTAAACTATAAATTATAAAAAAATAAAAAACTATGTCAGAAAAAAATTTTGGTTTTCTCGGAGCGTCATTTCAACAAACGTTGATTAAATCTATCGTAGAGGATAAAAAGTATGGTGAACAGATTATTGATGTAATTGAGAGCAAATATTTTGATAATAGTTCTTTTAGATTTATCACCTCGCATATCAAAGAATACTATCATAAATATGGGAAAATTCCCGATTATCAGAGCTTGTGTCAAACTATAATTCTTGAAATAGGTTCACAAGAAAATGCGAGAATACATTTAGATACAATTCACGATATTAAAGAAAATACAGTAGATGACCCGATGGTGAGAGAAGAAGCTCTTAATTTTTGTAAACAACAAAATTTAAAGAAGGAACTTAAAATGGTAACCACTATTATTGAGAATGGTAAATTTCAAGAATACCATAAGATTGAAGGTATTATTCAAAAGGCACTACAAGTAGGATTACCACCTGAAGAATGTATGGATGTTTTTCACAATATCGATGCCGCTTTAGAAAAAGATAATAGACAAGCAATACCAACAGGTATAGAGGGTCTTGATACCGCTTTAAAGGGTGGATTGGGTATTGGGGAGCTTGGTGTTGTATTAGCTCCAACCGGTACGGGTAAAACGACTATATTATCACTATTCGCAAATACTGCATACCTATATGGGTACAATGTCCTTCAAATATTTTTTGAAGACAATCCCGATAATATCAAAAAGAAACATTATACAATTTGGTCAGGAATCGCACCTGACGAACAATCTGAAAATAAAGATTTTGTTAAAGAAAAGATAAACGTAGTTCAAACTCAAAGTAAAGGGACATTGGATATTTTAAAATTACCAAGTGATTCGGTTTCAATATCCGAAATTAAATCTCGATTGAGAAAAAGAATTTCAGAAGGTAAAAAAATTGACCTTTTAGTTATTGATTACGTAGATTGTATCAGTCCTGAAAAATTAAATTTCGGAGAAGAGTGGAAAGGTGAGGGCTCCGTAATGAGAAGTTTGGAAGCTATGACAAGTGAATTTGGAATCGTTATTTGGACCGCGACTCAGGGTAACAGGGAATCTATTTCATCTGAAGTTGTAAATAGTGACCAAATGGGTGGTTCAATTAAAAAAGCGCAAATTGCTCACGTAATTTTATCAATAGGTAAAACTATAGAACAAAAAGAACACAACTTAGCAACTATGACTTTACTGAAGTCAAGAATTGGTCGTGACGGAATTATATGGCAGAATTGTAAGTTTGACAATAGACTGTTAGTTATTAATACCGAGTCTCAAACAACACTCCTTGGACACAAGGAAGACAAACAAAAAAATGTTTCCGAAAGAATGAAAGAGGCCTTTATGCAAAGACAGGAAACCTTAAACAGAAATTAATAATTATTATTACTATGACAGAGAAGATTTTGAAACAAAATCCGGGACGTTTTGTCCTTTTTCCTATCGAACATCACGATATTTGGAAACTTTACAAACAACAAGAATCTTGTTTTTGGACCGCCGAAGAGATTGATTTAGCCCAAGACATTTATGATTGGGAAAACAAACTAAACGAAGACGAACAACATTTTGTTAAAAATGTATTAGCGTTTTTCGCCGCCTCGGATGGTATTGTTAATGAAAACATCGCGATGAATTTTGTCAACGTGGTGCAATATACAGAAGCTAAAATGTTTTACGGATTTCAAATAATGATGGAAAATATTCACAGTGAAACTTATTCTTTATTGATTGATACATACATTAAGGACAAACAAGAACAAAGTAGATTATTTAATGCAATTGACACAATTCCCGCTGTTAAGAAAAAGGCTGAATGGGCGTTAAAGTACATTGAAAAGGGTACTTTTGTTGAAAGACTTATCGCTTTCGCCGCTGTCGAGGGTATTTTCTTTTCTGGCTCATTCTGTTCTATTTTTTGGCTCAAAAAACGTGGATTAATGCCGGGTTTAACCTTTTCAAATGAACTTATTTCTAGAGATGAAGGAATGCACTGTGACTTTGCTTGTCATTTGTTTAATCACCACGTTGAAAATAAATTAAGCGAGAAGAGAATTAAAGATATTATATGTGGCGCGTTGAAGATTGAAAAAGAATTTATTTTAGAGGCGTTACCCGTAAAATTAATTGGTATGAATTCAGATTTGATGAGCCAATATTTGGAATTTGTAACCGATAGATTATTAATGTCATTAAATTGTTCAAAGGTTTATAATGTTGAAAACCCATTTGATTTCATGCAAAATATTGCTCTTCAAGGTAAAACTAATTTTTTTGAAAAAAGAGTTGCTGAATATCAAAAAGCCGGTGTAAATAGTAACGTGTCAATTGAAGATATGCACACAGCGTTTGAAGATATAGATTTTTAATTAGAGTATGAAAGTAAAAAAGAGAGATGGCTCATTAGAAGAAATGAGATATGACAAAATCACCAGAAGAATACAATATTTCTGTGGTGATTTAAATTTAGAATACATTGACCCAACATTAGTAACTCTTAAAGTTACTCAGGGCATTTACGATGGTATCTCTACAATCGAGCTAGACACATTAGCCGCTGAGACAGCGGCGTCTATGGTAACAACACACTCAGATTACGCTAAATTAGCCGGAAGATTAGCGGTGTCAAACTTACATAAAACAACACCTAAAAAGTTTTCTCAATGTATTAAAGAACTTTATTGTTTTATTGAACCAAGAACAGGAAAAGAATCATCTTTAATTTCAGATGAGGTTTATCAATTTGTAATTCAGAACAAAGAATCTTTAGATGGGGCGATAATCCAAGAAAGAGATTTTGATTTTGATTATTTTGGATTTAAAACCCTTGAACGTTCTTACTTTTTGAAAATCGGTAGAAGAATTGTTGAAAGACCTCAATATATGTACATGAGAGTTGCTGTTGGTATTTGTAATGGTGACTTAGAAATGGCTTTGAGAATTTATAATGATTTATCACAACATTTCTACACTCACGCAACCCCAACACTCTTTAATGCTGGTACTCGTAGACCACAAATGTCTTCTTGTTTCTTAATTGGTAATAAAGGTGATGACATTGATGGTTTATTTGACACAATTAAAGATGTTGCTAAAATTTCAAAATGGGCTGGTGGTATTGGACTACATGTTCATGATGTTAGAGCTAAGGGTTCATATATTAAAGGAACAGGTGGTGAATCAGACGGTCTACTCCCAATGATGAAAACATACAATGAAGTTGCTCGTTGGATTAATCAGGGCGGTAAAAGAAAAGGCTCTTTCGCGATTTATCTCGAGCCATGGCACGCAGACGTTTTTGAATTTATTGATTTGAGAAAAAATCACGGTAAAGAAGAATTAAGGGCTCGTGATTTATTCTTAGCAATGTGGACACCCAATCTTTTTATGAAAAGAGTTGAGGAAGACGGAGATTGGTCACTATTTTCACCTGACGAAGCTCCTGGTTTGTCAGACGCTTATGATGACCCATTTTCTTTTACTCAAGAATTCACTCAATTGTACGAAAGATATGAGAAAGAAGGTCGAGCGAGAAAAGTTGTTAAAGCGAGAAAATTAATGGACGCAATTTTAACGGCACAAATTGAGACCGGAACCCCATATATGTTGTATAAGGACGCCGCTAATTACAAGTCAAATCAAAAGAACTTAGGCACGATTAAATCATCTAATTTGTGTACTGAGATTATTGAATACTCAAGTCCAACAGAACAAGCGGTTTGTAATTTAGCATCAATTGCATTACCAAAATACATTATTGATAAAGAATTTAATCATGAATTACTTTATGATAATGTGTATCAAGTTGTAAAAAACCTAAACAACGTTATTGATTTAAATTTTTATCCCACCGAGGAAACAAAACTTTCAAACATGAAACATAGACCAGTTGGTTTAGGGGTACAAGGATTGGCAGATGTGTTTTGTATGTTAAAATTACCTTTTGAAAGTGAGGAGGCGGATAAATTACAAGTGGAAATATTTGAAACAATTTATTTCGCGGCGATTACATCATCTAAAGATTTAGCGATTAAAAATGGTGCATATTCTTCATTCGAGGGTTCCCCCTTATCTGAGGGTAAATTTCAATACGAATTATGGGGTAAAACAGACAAGGACACAAGTGGAAGATGGAATTGGAAATCATTAAGAAAAGATGTTGTTAAACACGGTGTAAGAAACTCTTTGTTAGTTGCACCCATGCCGACAGCGTCCACAGCTCAAATTCTTGGTAACAACGAAGCGTTTGAACCATTTACCTCTAATTTATATTCAAGAAGAACATTAGGTGGTGAGTTTATAGTAATAAACAAACACCTTGTAAATGAATTATTAGAAAGAGGATTATGGTCAGATGAATTAAAGAAAAAATTAATCATAGAGAATGGTTCTGTTCAAAATATTCCCGAAATACCTGTCGATATAAAAGAAGTTTACAAAACAGTTTGGGAAATGTCTCAAAAAAGAATCTTAACCATGGCATCTAACAGGTCAATTTATATCGACCAATCACAGTCTTTAAATTTATTTATTGACAACGCAAACAAAGCCAAAGTTTTAGCCGCACATATTTATGGATGGAAACTTGGTTTAAAAACGGGTATGTATTATTTACGAACCAGAGCCGCTGTTGACCCATTAAAGGGTTTAGGAATTGACACCTCAACATCAAAACCCACAGTTGAAGCTAAAGAAGTACAAAATACTTCATATAACCAAAATAATCAAAAAGAAGAAGAAGTCGTGGAGGTGTCCATATCATCAAGACCAACAGACTCTCCTTTTGAATGTGAAGGTTGTGGCTCGTAACTGTAGGTGGCTCCATTGACATTTTATAATTAACAATACATCTACTTTGTTTGATTATACAAGAGCAAAAAAATCAAACAATATATAATCCCAACTTAGGTTGGGATTTTTTATTTATTAGTATTTGTTGTTTAGTTATATTTATTAGTATGGCGATTACATATGGTATAGATTTTCCATTCAGAATTAGTCCTAAGGGTGATTTTTTGGTTATGACCGAAACCCCTGAAAGGGAGATTCGTGCAAACTTAATTCACTTATTATTAACAAGAAAGGGTACGAGATATTATTTACCCGATTTTGGAACTAAATTAATTGAATTTATTTTTGAACCAAACGACGCTGTTACGTGGGGACAAATAGAGGATGAAATTAGAACATCAGTAAAAAAATATATCCCAAATTTAGAAATAAAATCTATCAGAGTAACCCCGGCTGACCAAGAACCTGAAGAACCTATTAGTCCACAAGAAGATGAGGATTCAAGATTGTTTAGAGTCTCTGATTTTTCAACAAAACCCTATACTGCAAAAGTTCGAATTGACTATGACATAAATAATGAACCTTTTGTTTCGTCCGATTTTGTAATTATTAATATATAATATGAGTAAAAAAATATCATACGCCGTCAGAGACTTTGCTGGTTTAAGACAGGAATTAGTTAATCTTACAAGGGAATATTATCCCGATTTAATTAAGAATACAAATGACGCGTCAATTTATTCTGTTTTATTAGATTTAAATGCCGCTGTGACAGATAATTTACATTTTCATATTGATAGGGTTTGGCAAGAAACAATGTTGGATTTCGCAACACAAAGGAAATCATTGTATCATATTGCTAAAACATATGGTATGAGAATACCAGGAAATAGACCATCTGTTTCTTTGTGTGATTTTACTATACAAGTACCCGTAAGGGGGGATAAGGAAGATGAACGTTATTTGGGAAACATTAAATCAGGGGCTCAGGTATCTGGTGGGGGGCAAGTTTTTGAAACAATTGAAGATATTGATTTCTCAAATCCTTTTAATAAAAGGGGAGAACCAAACAGATTAAAAATTCCAAATTTCGATGGTAATAATAGACTCATATCATACTCAATTGTAAAAAGAGAAGCGGTTGTAAATGGTGTAACAAGAATATATAGAAAAGTTATAACAGAAGTTGACCAAAAACCTTTCTTAAAAATATTCTTACCTGAACAAAACATATTAGGGGTGAGTGGAGTAATTCACAAAGAGGGAACAAACTTTGTAAATAATCCAACTAACTCTGAATTTTTAAGTTCTGAAAATAAATGGTACGAAGTAAAATCATTAATACAAGATAAAGTATTCGTACCCGACCCAACATCAGCATCTGATAGTGATAATTTCATATCGGGAACATACGTTCCAGTTACAAATAAATTTATTACAGAATATACTCCCGAAAATTATTTTTCGGTAACATTTGGCTCTGGTAATGTTAATCCATTAGATAATTTAGATAACTATAATCAAGGCAATTTAAAAGTAAGTCTTGGAACTTATTTAAATAACTTATCATTAGGTGCTTTACCAAAATCAAATACAACATTATTCATAAAATACAGAATTGGTGGTGGTAAAGACAGTAATCTTGGTATTGATATTATTACAAGTGTGGATAACGTTGAATTTTCAATCAATGGACCCAATTCATCAACGAATACTCAAGTACAGAATTCATTAATTGTAACAAACGTAACACCAGCTGTTGGTGGTGCGGACCAACCTACAATTGAAGAAGTTAGAAATATGATTGCATATAACTTCTCGGCACAAAATAGGGCGGTAACTCTTAATGATTACAAATCTTTAATTGAGACAATGCCATCAACCTATGGAGCACCAGCTAAGGTAAATGTGATGGAAGAGGACAATAAAATAAAAATTAAATTATTATCGTATGATGAAAATGGTAATCTTATTGATACAGTTTCAAATACATTAAAAAATAATATTTTATCTTACTTAGCTGAATATAGGATGGTAAATGATTTCTTAGAGGTTCAGAGCGGTGAAGTGGTTGATTTTACATTGGAAATTGATGTTGTCATTGATAAAAATGGTAATCAGACAGAAATTGTTAAAACCATTATCGAGGATATTGTTAGTTACTTTTCAATTGAAAAAAGAAAAATGGGTGACCCATTATTTGTTGGTGATTTATATAAAACAATAGGTGAAGTAAACGGTGTGGTAAACGCTGTTGATATAAGAGTTTTTAATAACGTAGGTGGGGTATATTCATCTTCTGAGGTGTTACAGTCATATATTGACCCTAACACAAAAGAAATCGCTCAATCTGATATGACTATCTATATGAAATCTAACCAAATATATCAAATAAGATTTCCTCAGAAAGACATAAAAGTCAGAGTAAAAACATTAGGAACGACTACATTCTAATTTAATTTTTATTTATTTTTCTGGAAATCCATAATTTTCTATTTATAGAATAATGCAGAAACACAGAATTTCCACAAATATAGGTAAAGACCAAAAAGTCGTTGTCGAATTAAAAAACGATTTTGACTTATTGGAGATATTATCTCTAAAATTTACACAGACCGAAGTTTACTCGTCAATGTGTTCAGACTACGGTGTGGTTTGTGGTAGAATATTTGTAAACAATGGTTTTGGTGTTCCAAATGCTAGAGTTTCAATTTTTATACCAATATCAGAAGAAGACACAAACGACCCTGTGATATCTGTTTTATATCCATATACAACTGTGGATGATAAAAATCAAGATGGTTATAAATATAATCTTTTACCAAGTCGAAAACAACATGGTGGACATGAACCAACCGGAACATTCCCTGACCAAAAAGACATTCTAACAAGGGAAGAGGTCCTTGAGGTTTATGAAAAATATTACAAATACACAGTAAAAACAAATGATGCTGGTGACTTTATGATTTGGGGTGTACCTGTTGGTACACAAACAATTCACGTAGATGTCGACTTATCTGATATTGGTTGTTTTTCACTTAGACCAGATGACTTTATCAGACAAGGTACGGGTGTAGATAAGTTTAAAAACACTTATACATACAAAGCATCAAACGATATTGATTCTTTACCACAAATAGTTTCATTTAATCAAACCGTGGAGGTTTATCCTTTTTGGGGTAATGAAGATTTATGTGAAATTGGATTAACCAGAACTGATTTTGATTTATCTAGTCAGGGTGTAAAAGTGGAACCAAAGGCATATTTCTTAGGTTCAATTTACTCAGATAAAGGTAAAAACACATTAAATAAAACTTGCACCCCTAAAAACGCTATGGGTAGAAAGTGTGATTTAACCACATTTGACGCGGTTATTGAAATGATAAGGTTTACACCAAATAAAGACGGTAATGGTTTCCCTATACTCGAAAGATATGAAATACAAGAAGATATTGAAGAAGATGGTTCTTTCGTTGTCCCATTACCAATGAATATGGATTTTATATTCACAAATGAATTTGGTGAAAACGAAATAACAAACGACCCAAACAAAGGTATTCCAACATCAGCTTGTTATAGATTTAGAATATCGGGTAAAAATCAAACATTAGGTAGGGTTCGCTCCGTAGGTAGTTTCTTAGTACCAAACATACGTGAATATCAAAATGATGTGGATAAATCTTATGCGTTTTCACTTGATTGGAACGATTATCCAACTAGTGCAAAAAACACATCGATAATATTCAATCAAACGTATGGTAGTTATTACCCCCAAGATTATTTTTATAGATTCACATATAATAAAGTTTACGCGGTAACATCGTATATAAGTTCACATATTGAAGGTCCATTAGGGACTATTTCACCGTCTTCGTTTCTTGGAATAAAGGATATTGCACCTAAAGAAGAAGATGATTGTGAATCAAGTGTTCTTACCCCACCCACAAATTACGCATATAAACAATTTAATTTTTCAATTCTTTTAGCAATTATTATAAATGCTTTTGAAAAAGTAATATACACCGCGTTTATTGGGGCAATGCAAATATTGATTAGACCTTTTCAATGGTTATATGATATATTGTATTTTAGGATAAGGGTGTTTGGTAGTACAGTATTTGGCTTCGGTAGATTTCAATTCCTCGATGATATTATTGAATTTTTACAACAATTGGGCACCGTTCACCTTAGTTTAGTGATTTATCCAGAATGTCAGTCGTGCGATGAAATTGAAGTTTTTAATCAATCTGTTGATACCACTAGTGACCCCTCCGTTCTTTATGAAAAAGTTGTCGATGGTTACGCGGTTAGGGATGAGTTGACATTTTTAGTTAACTGTACAACATACAATTTACCGCCACCAAGTGTTGGTACAACCACTTACACTTGGAGAGATTGTACTAACAACTCAATTCAATCTCAATCGATACCCTCCGGTGGGTCATCGGTAACAGGAATTTGTGCAAGAGACGGGTCAATGTCATATGCTGGCGGAGACGGTGTACCGGTAGTAACGGGTACGTGTGACCAAACTGTTACAGATATTTTTATTGCCGACCCAATAAATGGAACAAATGAATTTATTTTAACGGAAACACCTTCCTCAGGTCTAACGATATATAATTACACCGGATATACCTATGGACAATCCCCAACCCAATTATATATAAATTATTTAAATGGTTTGGCCACGGGTAGAACTTATTTCATTAAAATAATTTCATATAGTCC